TTAAAGAAAATAAGAATAGTGTTGGGCGTCCAAAAGGCACTGGAACAGGTCAACAAATCACAGCAAGATTAAGAAAAGAAATCTATTCTGCTCTTCATATTACAGACAAACGCGGCAAGCCTGTTGATTTCCTTATTGCTGATCAATTGGAGAAAGACGCAAGCGGTACAATATCCAAGTTATCAAAGCTTTTACCGCAAGATATAAGCGTTACAGGTGCAGGGTCTGAGTTCGCTTTAGCCTTGCAAGATGTGGCCTCAAGGATAGGTGAGGCAAACAGGATTCTTGACGCAAAGGATGTGCATTTACCTAATGAAGGTAAAGGTGATGATGTGCAAGACGCTGATATTATTGAACATTCTGATTTTACTTCGGAACCAGAAGAGGAAAATGTAACAAAACCTAAGAGAAAGGCGGGTAGACCGTCGAAATTATTGTCAAAATTCCGTTAACCCCCCCCTGCAAAAAAATCACGGGGGCGTGTATATATGTATATACCCCCACATACTCCCGACTATAATATTCGAAAAGGCATATTGACAGAAGCCTTCATAACTGCTAGATGAATATACAATGGGTCATTACCCATTAAGTCATAGCTCACCTCTCGTGTTTGTGCCGTTCCTATTTTGACGAATACTTGGCACTACTCGCAGCCCCTGATGGAACAGATCCACACCTGTTTCGCAGGGGTTTCTTTTTACCACCCCCCCCTGGTGGTAATCTCAAGGTAAAAGTACCGTATGCACCAAAAAAATTCTGCTAAATCCACTGCTGACATTTTGCTTCAGCTTCATGGTGATCCTGTGCTCTTTGTGCAGTCATGTCTTGGTGCGGAACCGCAAGAATGGCAGAAGGAAGCCTTAAACGCTGTCAGGGATGATCCTCGCGTTGCTGTGAAGTCCTCACACGGCGTTGGCAAGTCTGCTTTGCTGAGTTGGGTTATTTTGTGGTACATGATTACACGTTCTTGCCGGATTGTGTGTACGGCCAACTCTGCTAATCAGTTAAATCAGGTGTTATGGGCTGAGATCCAGAAGTGGGCCAGAAAGATGCCCAAGGGTTTACAGAGCCAACTTGAGATCACCAGTGATAAGATTGTGGTAAAGGGTGTGGACTCAAGCTGTCACGCTAGAGTGTCGAGAAAAGAAAATCCGGAGGCGCTGCAAGGATTCCACCACGAGAGAATTTTGTTCTGTATCGACGAATGTTCTGGTGTGGATGATATTATTTTTGAGGTAGCGCAGGGTGCGTTATCTACGGAAGGGTCCAAGATTCTTATGGTGGGCAATCCCACACGTAATACTGGTTATTTTTATGATGCTTTTCATAAAAACGCGCATCGTTGGAATAAAATGACGGTGAGTTGTTATGATAGTCCGTATGTGAGTGAAGACTTTATTGAAGAAATGAAAGCTCAGTACGGTGAGGATAGCAATATTTTCCGCATACGTGCTCTTGGTGAGTTTGGTGAGGACAGCAACGACACGTTAATTGGAAGGCATATTGTGGAGTCTGCTATTACGCGTGACGTTGATCCTATGAATATCTCTCCCATTTGGGGTTTAGACGTGGCTCAGTATGGGAATGACCGCTGTGGGCTTGCTAAGAGGCAGGGGAACGTCTTGTTAGAGCCTGTTAAGTCTTGGCAGGGTAAAGACCTGATGGAGACTGTGGGCTTTGTTTTGACGGAGTATGAGGCCACGAGTTTTATGGAGCGTCCGGTTGAGATTTGTGTGGATAGCATAGGGATCGGCGCGGGGGTATGTTCTAGGCTTCAGGAGCTTGGATTACCCGCAAGGGCAATTAACGTTGCTGAGAGTCCTAGTTTGGGCGCACGTTATCAGCGTTTGCGTGATGAGTTATGGTTTAAGTGTCGTGAGTGGTTTGAGGCGCGAGATTGTTCGATGCCGGATCAGGAAGAGTTAATCAATGAGCTGACTGCGTTACGATTTAAGATTTTGTCCTCTGGTAAGTTTAAGGCTGAAGGCAAGGATGAGATGAAAAAGCGTGGTTTGCGCTCTCCCGATTTAGCTGATGCGTTTATATTGACGTTTGCAAGCCAAGCCATGAAAGCGGCGGGTTCGGTAGATCATTATAGTTTTTCTGGTGATTTAGAATACGGCAACAACAGTTGGATAGTTTAATGGCATTAGCGAGTAGGGTTAAGCGGCTTTCTAGTGGTCGTGTGAAGTATAACGGTGAGACATTTCCTGGCTTTAACAAGGTTCAGCGCACCCCAGGTGGATCTAAGAAGTTCAAGGTTTTGGCTAAAAAGGGTCCAAGCGTTAAGAAGGTTACTTTTGGCGATCCTAATATGAGCATTAAAAAGGGGAGTGCTTCTAACAAGGCGAGTTATTGTGCTCGTTCTGGTGGAATTAAGGGTAAGGACGATAAGTTTTCTGCAAATTATTGGTCACGAAGAATGTGGGATTGTTGAGGTAAAACATGCAATATATGAAAATGTACAGTAGACCAAAAGTCAATAAAATGAAGGAAGTAGCAGACGCAGTTGATACTATGGTGGGTGAAGTTAAGACCGCTGCAAAATCAACTAAGAAGCGCAGACCTTCTTATAAAGCTCGTATGGCTAAGACGCAAACCGGAAGGTATTCGTCTGATGCCTAAGAAAGCACCTGTTCCAAAGAATAAACAGCTTTATTCTCGTGTGAAGAGTGAGGCTAAGAAGAAGTTTAAGGTGTATCCTAGTGCGTATGCGAATGCGTGGTTGGTGCGTGAGTATAAGAAGCGTGGGGGTACATACGCTTAATGGCTAAGTATCGCGGCGGTTTAACCAAATGGTTCGCGGAAGATTGGCGTGATGTAAAGACAGGTAAGCCGTGTGGTCGAAGTGGTAAGAAGGATGATGGGCGTCCTTATCCGGCGTGTAGACCCGCGAGTAAAGCAAGGACAGCCAAGGCTAAAAAGGCTGCAAAGAAGAAAACCAGTTCAACCAGAATTAGTTGGGATGTTTAGAAAGGAATTGTGATGCCAGGATATCATAAGGGTAAGAAAAAAGGCGGCAAGAAGAAGTAATGGCTAAAATGGACGAAGAGCGTTTTCGTGGTATTTTGCAGCATGAAATACAAAGTGCGGTAAACTACTATGACAGTGAGTTTTCACAGGAACGTGCAGACATTTTGGGATATTACCTTGGTGATCCTTTAGGTAATGAGGTTGAAAATCGTTCTCAGGTAATCGCCACGGAAGTTTCCGACACGATTGAATATATTATGCCATCTTTGATGAAGATGTTTGCATCCTCTCCTGAGTTTTCCCGCTTTCATCCAAGAGGCCCAGAAGACGTTAAGGCCTCTGAACAAGCTACTGATTTAGTTAACTTTACTATCAATCAAGACAATCGTGGTTTTACGATTTTACACAATTGGTTTAAGGATGCTTTGTTGTTTAAGCAGGGCGCAGTTAAGTTTTACTGGCAAGAGTCGGAAGATGTTGTCAATGAGGTTTACGAGGGTTTAACCGAAGATGAAGTTACGCTTTTGGTTAATGATCCGGCTGTTGAGGTTATTTCTCAGGATGTTGTGGAAGTTGGTACGGTTGACGAGGCCACAGGTCAGGAAGTTCCGACAGACATAAGTTACAACGTTGAGGTGAATGTCCGTAAGAAATCGGGCAAGGTCAAGATAGACAATGTACCCCCTGAAGAACTGATATTTTCTCGTAGGGCCACTTCTTTAGATGATTGTGCATTTATAGCTCACCGTACTCAAGTTCGTGCGGGTGATTTGATTGAGCAAGGGTATGATGAGAATACGGTTCTTAATTATGCCGGACATGATGATTTAGACGATGAAGCGGAGCGTCAGGCACGTTTTGAAGAGATTGAAAGCGGATCTAACTTTGAAAGCCATGATCCGACAATGCGCGAGGTCTTGGTTACAGAGGCGTATATTCGCGCAGATTTTGACGGCGATAATGTTCCTGAGTTACGGCGTGTTGTTTCTCTTGGTGATGGTGTAGAGATCCTTGAGAATGAACCGTTTGATCATGTGCCGTTTGCGTTATTATCACCGATTTTAATGCCGCATAGAATGGTTGGCAGATCTGTTGCTGAAATGGTGATGGATTTACAGATGATTAAATCATCTATTATGCGCCAAATGCTAGATAACTTGTATTTGACCAATAATAGCAGGGTAGCCGCTGTTGAGGGTCAAGTGAATATGT